ATTATAACGCATCATCGTAGAATAGCTGAATGGGTAATCGAAAGGGGCGGCTGTGGCTGATGGAACAAAAGGAATAAGTAGCAATATGCCTTTTAACGTGGGAAGCGACATACATGCCCAAACGAGGATGCGTGAGCGCATAGAAAGTCACTTGGTAGAACAAAGAGTAGAGAAAGAACACAGAGCCAATCATACGCACTTAGAAGCCATAAGAAAGCAACAGTTGGAATTATCAGAAAGCTATGATAGGTTTGGTGCTAAGATAGCAGGTGCACGCCCACAAGGAAGTAATGTAGATATAGAGGTGTAATATGGTTCAAATCACAGCTAACGCTATAGACCAGTTGAAAATACTACCACGCTTAGCTTTCCTTTGTCAGATCATTTTGACGTGGAAAGTTTGTCTTTGGTTCATGACACTGCCTGATCCCACAACACAACAGAGTGCATTTGTGTCGCTTGTTACAGCGATGCTTTCAGCTTCGTTCGCATTGTGGTTGGGCAAAGAAGCTAAAACAGATAGGAGCGCACAATGATACAAGCTCTTTTAGGTCCGTTGGGTAATTTGGCATCATCATGGTTGCAAGGAAAGGCCGACAAACAAGCCGCAGAAGCAAAGTTAAAGCTGACCGAAGCAGAAGCGAAAGCAAAGATCATGTTGTCCAAAGAGACTTCAGTGGCAGATTGGGAACGTATTATGGCCCAGAACAGCGGATCAAGCTGGAAGGACGAATATTTTGTCATTGTCCTGTCGATCCCGATGATTTTATGCTTCATTCCGGGCCTCGAAGGAGTTGTAGAGCATGGTTTTACCCAACTCCAGAAAGCCCCCGACTGGTATATGTACGCCCTTTTAACTGCGATAAGTGCCTCTTTTGGGATACGGGGCTTTAAGCAATTCTTGGGGAAAAAGTAATGGAAATGTGGCAATGGATAATGCTGTTTAGCGCAGTAAGTTTAAACACGGTAGTTAATTGCTACCGTCTGTACTTGGAGAAAAAACGATGGGATTCAAATTAAGCAGGCGTAGCCTTGACAGGCTTGAGGGTATTGACGAACGGCTACAAGCTGTTGTGAAACATGCCATAACTTTAACAAAAACTGATTTTGGTGTTGTGCAAGGAATGAGAACCTTGGAACAGCAGAAGGAACTTGTCGCTAAAGGTGCTAGTCAAACAATGAAGTCTAAGCATCTTGAAGGTAAGGCTTTTGATATTATGGCATATGTTAATGGGCGTGCATCATGGGAACTAAATCTATACGATGATCTTGCTGACGCTATTAAAGAAGCCGCAGAAGTGGTAGGAGTTCCTATTTGTTGGGGCGCAGCGTGGGGCACACCCGATATGCCGTATCCTATGGACATCCGTAAGTGGGACGGCACGATGGAAGACGCTATGAATGCGTATATTGACTTGCGCAGATCACAAGGGCGCAGGCCGTTTATTGATGGTCCGCACTTTGAACTAATAGGGTAATGTATTATGAGGGTAGAAAACAAACCAAAAACTTTAGAAAACGGCGCTGTAGAGCCTGCACATACTATCGAACAACTATGCGACAACTGTGGATATGATTTAGACGAGGCCGAACTCGCTGCAGATACATGTTCTGACTGCGGAGAACCTTTGAATCTTAAACAGAATGTGGCAATACAAGTAACGACACTCCCCTTGTTTGGGGAATCTATGTGAGGTTGATCTATGACGCTCCAGAAAATTCAATTTGCCGCTGGTGTAAATAAAGAAGTAACTCGCTATGCGGGAGAAGGGCGTTGGTACGACAGCGATAAAGTGCGTTTTCGCCAAGGGTTTCCTGAAAAAATTGGTGGGTGGGAGCGTATTTCAACGAGCACTTTTCTGGGTGTGTGTAGGTCACTTAATAACTGGGTAACATTAGGCAGTCAAAACTTTGTTGGGCTTGGCACTAACTTAAAGTTTTATATTGAAAACGGTGGTGGGTATAACGACATCACTCCGTTGCGGGCCACTGTAACACTCGGCGCAAATCCATTTGAAACCACTAGCGGCTCTTCTATTGTAGAAGTTACAGACACTGCAGGTGGGTATACTGATGGAGATTTTGTTACTTTCAGCAGTGCTACTGCAACAGGTGGTATTGATGCTGCTACGTTAAACAGCGAATATCAAATTACTATTTCTGATACAAATAAATACACAATCGACGTTGGTACAAATGCTTCATCATCAACAACAGGTGGAGGGTCATCTGTAAGTGCCGCATATCAAGTAAATATTGGTCCCGCGTTTAATATTCCGCTTACTGGTTGGGGCGCAGGTTCTTGGGGTACAGGTACGTGGGGTGTGGGTGAGACGTCCACTGAAGCACTACGCGTGTGGACACAATCTAATTTTGGTGAAGATTTGGTGTTTGGGCATCGTGGTGGTGGTTTATATTACTGGGATGCTACTAATGGATTAACCACTCGCGGTGTATTAGTTTCAAGTCTTGGTGGTGCGTCTAACGTACCAACAGTACAAAATTATTTGCTTATATCTGACGTAAGTCGTTTTGTATTTTGTTTTGGGTGTAACGAGTTAGGTTCTGCTACACAGGACCCCATGCTAATACGGTGGTCTGACCAAGAGAGTGTGGTTAACTGGACCCCTGCAGCTACCAACCAAGCAGGTAGTCTTCGACTTTCGAGCGGCACCGAAATCATTACGGCAAAGCAAGCTCGGCAAGAGGTTCTAGTCTGGACTGACTCTGCGCTGTATTCACTACAGTACCAAGGTGCGCCGATTGTATGGGGTGCACAGCTTGTTGGGGATAATGTATCTATAGCTTCACAAAACTGCGTAGCCTATGCGTCTGGTATGGCTTTCTGGATGGGGAAAGACAAGTTTTACAAATATGATGGTAGAACCCAACCACTCCGCTGCGACCTACGGCGTTACATATTTAACGACTTTAACAGACAACAGTTTTCGCAGGTGGTTGCAGGCACGAATGAAGCATACCACGAAGTTTGGTGGTGGTATTGCTCTGCTAGTGCGACACAGACAGACCGCTATGTAGTGTATAATTATTTAGAAGACATTTGGTATCATGGGTCTATGAGCCGCACAGCATGGCTTGACTCTGGTCTTAAAGACAATCCGTTAGCTGCTACGTATAGCAATAACTTGGTGTTCCACGAAGTCGGTACTGATGACAATGAGACAGGCACCACTGCAGCCATACACGCATATATTTCCTCGGCTGAATTCGACCTTGAAGACGGACATAGGTTTGCGTTTGTTTGGCGCATTCTTCCCGATATGACGTTTGATGGGTCGAGCGCGGCGTCCCCGAGTGCAACGATGACACTTCTTCCTCTCGTCAATTCTGGATCAGGGTACTCCTCCCCCGCTTCAGAGGGCGGCTCGAATTCTGCCGCTGTGACACGTACTGCGACTATCCCTATCGAACAGTACACAGGACAGGTCTACACACGGGTACGAGGTAGACAAATGGCGATAAAAGTAGAGTCCGCCAACGAGGGTGTCACATGGCAGCTTGGGACGCCGCGCATTGATATGCGCCCAGACGGGAGGCGGTAATGACTAACGAGCTAGACAGGCCCGCTGCGCCTGCATTACCGCTTGCTCCCGAAGGGTATGACCGTCCGTATATGGACCAGAACAGCAATGTGTTACGTTTGTTTTTTAACAGACTTGTTAATGCTTTTGATACGTTGATTAGTACCGATAACGGTGGCAAGTTTTTGTATGCCCCACGTGGGTCTTTTTACAGCACTCAAGATCAATCTGCTGCTGCGATAAATACAGGGTATGCGGTTACATTTAACAATACAAACTACACTAGCGGTGTTACTCTATCTAATAACAGCCGCATAAACGTAGCAGACGCAGGTATATATAGCTTTGATGTTACATTGCAGTTAGAACACAATAACTCTAGCGAAACGCCTGTAACAGTGTGGGAAGAAAAAAATGGCACAGCCATAAGTTATTCTGGGCATAAGTTTGATGTAAAAGGTAACGACGACTACGTTATTCATTGGGGGTTTACTGCATCTTTGGCAGCGAATGACTACATAGAAGTATACTGGGCTACAGGCGACACTCAGTTAAATTTGCATACAGAGGCTGCTACGTCACCTCATCCGGGCCTACCATCAGCGTCTATAGATATTACTTTTGTGAGTAATGAGTGATGGAGTTTATCGAAGTATTTAACATTGTAGCCAACAATGCAGTGACTAGACCCAACGATGCAAGAGACGCTAATAGCTACTACGATGAGCCAATAGATGTTGGACTTGATAGTTTAGATATGGTAATGATAATAGCAGTAATTACCGATGCGTACGGTATACCAGACACTGCCGAGTTTGATGATGTATCAAAATACACGCTTGGCACTCTGCGCGATTATGTAGATGCTCACAAAACCTGTGAACCTGCGTCTGTAAGTGATGTGATGGAGCATGTCTGATGCAAGCTGTTAATAGCAAAGAAACACCTCTACCTTCTTACAATGTTATTTTTGGTGCTATGGAGCAGATTGGTACGGGAGACATACCTCAACAAGCGGCATTGATGGGCATTGCAAAAGAAATGAGTATGCCAGATGTGGATGTAGAGCAGATTGGTAACACAGTATTTATCGGGCACAGAGGAAAAGGCGATAACAAAAACAAAATGGTGGGACGTGCGTTCAACATGGACACAGGCCGAAATTTTTTAAACAACGTTACTAGATACATAACGCACCTTAGACGTAAAGGTATAGATGGCTACGCTACTCAATACGACGGTAATGTATACGACCCTGTATTTAAGGTATTAGAGCGCAGACAGAATGAGTTGGGTGTACGTATTAGAACCGCTAAAAAACGAGGTAAAACAGCGGTTGGGTTTGAAATATTAGGACAAAACGAGATGCAGGGTTAACATATGGCGTTTGTTGTTAACATTGTAGAAGGTGTGTTTGACGCGGTTAACGATGTTGTTGACTGGGTTGTTGACGAAATCGTGCAGCCTGTTGTCAGTGGTGTTAACGATGTAATTGATTACGTCTTAGATAACCCTATTGAGGCCATAGCTAAGATCGGCCTCACTGTTGTTTCTGGTGGGGCGTATGCGTGGGCGATTCCTCTTGTAGACGGCGCGGCTACTCTAGCTAAAGGCGGTGATCTTGGTGATGCACTTAAAGCTGCTGCTATTTCTTATGCGGGGGGTAAAGTTGGTGCAGTTGCTGGTAAGTATACTAGCAACATCGTCGGTGATTATGTTGGTGATAGTTTTGGCGGTCAGGTATTATCTGCAGGTATTACAGGAGGCGCTAAATCAGCAACCACTGCGTTAGTGTACGGACAAGACCCGTTACAAGCGTTTGCTACTGGGGGCATACAAGGCGCACTTGGTGCTACGCTAGGTCAAATTGACGATATGATGGAAGGTCAGTTTGAGAACCTACAAGACGGCGCAAAAGATAGTATTATCGCGGGCGTATCCGCTGCCTTAAATGACGAAAGTATTTCTGCAAATACAGTAGGTGATTTAGTTAAAACATATTCTGGGGTTGGTGACTTTATGACCACCTTCTTAGAAGATAATGCAGGGTTGTCTGAAACCGCTGCTAACGTAATTACTACTGCAGTTACAAATAGTGTTGCTACGGCTCTTGCTGGTAACCCTGACTTGTCAGGAGATCAATTTTTTAATGCGCTAAGTAGTGCAGGGGCAGATGCCCTAAAAGATATTGTTGATCGCCCTGTTAACAATGCTATTGACAGTCTTAGCGGTGCTTATGGCAGTACCGAAACCGCTGCAAATGCACTAAACGAAGCAACAACAAAAGCAGGTACTTACGCTGACCAGTATAATACCTTGGTTGGCGAACTGAATGGCAAGATACAAGAGCAAGACCGTCTAAAAACA